TTAATTCTATATCCATATAGAACCCTGCTACTTGTTTTTTTCTTAAATCATTCTCTGACATTTTAATAACATGAATAACTGATTCTGAATCTGCAATAGAAGTTGCAGTGTATGGAACCAATAGATCATCTGCCGGTACAAATTTAGAAACGGCTCTACCTAATAATTCATCGTAATAAACTTTTTTAAAAGCAGAGCCGCTGAGAGGTAAATAAAAGAGCATTTGATCGAACTCGGGTTCATACTCTTTCATTACATCCATGAGCTGATAGTTCATGAATTCTTTTACACGATTAGCTTGGTCTTCTTTTTGTCTACTCATTGAACCAAGAACTTGTGTCTGTACGGGACCGTTAGCCGGTAATAATTCTTTATAAGCTTGTGCTTGAAATTGTGTAACAGCTTCGGCTAATACTGGGTGAGTTGCACCTGAGGCTCCTTGGAAAGGTTGTGTTGGGTTTTCATATTTAAATCCTAAAAGATCTAAACCTTTAGTATAAGAATCTTCCCAATCTTTTCTAGCAGATTTATATGTCATGTAATTTTCTGACAAATCTGAACCTAGTTTTCCTAAAATATCTTCTTCTAATAATTCTGCTAAATTATCTCCGTGACCTTCTCCGCCCGGTTGATTAACTGCTTCTGGATCAAAATTAATGGTAGCACCGCCATCTTCTTCTTTAGTTATATCTATGCTATCTGGACCAACCTGTTCTTCAACAGTTTCCATTCTCTCTTCTTGAATTTCTTCTTCGCCTGGTATTTTAAGTTCTGTCTCTACGTTTGGTAGAGCTTTGTCTATATCTGCCATTTAATTTCTCCGAGTTCTTTATTGTTGTACTTTGTTTTTCAGGAACATTCAACCCTTGTGAGTCTGGTCCACCTAATGGAGGAATTTGATCCCATTTAACGTGTTGCATATTTGCAACAAGTGTTTTATTTTTTGTCATACGTTTAATACCTTTGCTAAACCGCCTTGGTTATATTTTTGAAACTTCCTAGCAATCCCTCTCCAAAAAGATTGAGCAGCTTTATTAACTAACTCTAGATCAAGAATAATATCGTCTTGTCCTGCTGCTGTGTTAGACTCAAAATTACGTTCCATACCTCTTTGAATCTGTTCTTTATTTAATTTAATTTTTTTAATTACTGGAATACCAAACATATCACTTCTAGCATATGCGTCAGCTATTTCAGGTCTATTTGAAAAAAATGCTTCTCTAAATTCTTTTTTATATTTATCAACCGGTTTTCTACCACCCCTTATTCCTCTATTAAAACCAGCGTTAACCATGTTTTTTAAAACACTTTCTTCAGCTTCTAAAAAACGTAATCCTTCTGGTGAGCTAAGGTCTTTTGGTTTGTAGTTACTTGATTTAGTATTCTCTCCCCGGTAGTACTCATATTTTTTATTTCTATTCCAATTTTGAACAGCATCTAACAATCTTCTTTTATTATTTAAAGAAGCATTTAAACCAGATTTGTTAAAATCCATTTTAGCAGCTGTTGTTACAAAATCATCTTCAACAGTTGGAAATTTTTTACCGATAGCATCATCAAAAAATCCATTTATATCTTTAGGTATTACAGAATCCTTAGTCATCTGTTGGACTTTGCCTGCATTGGCTCTAGCCTTTAAAGTTGCGTTAACACCTTTAACTAATTCTGCTACTTGTTTTGCTTTAGATATTGCCATTAGTTAAAAAAATCCTCGTCAGTTTTATTTCTATCTCTAAACATTTTGTAACCTTGGTAACCCAATGAACCTAGAGTTGCTAAACCTGCACCAACAGATATTGCACCTACAACCGGAGCCGCTGCTACAGAACCTAATCCTAATCCAGCTATAGACATTAAACCTCTTGATGCTCCCATTTTACCTAAACCTTTTAAACCTGATCTCATAAATGCTGCTGGTAAATATGTAAATGGATTTGTAACTGTGTCCTCTACACTTTTGCCAGATTTAATATCTCGTGCAAGAGAAAAAGCTGCTGTCGGTAAAGCTACTGCTGGGGCCATGAATGCATTAAGTCCTAAACCAAGAACTCCTTTTCTTAATCCAAGTGCTGACATAATTTTACCACTTTTTCCAGGATTAATTAAGTCACCGGTAGTTCCTCTTAATTTAGTGTCTGCTCTTAATTGTGCAATTTGATTCAATCTATCTCTAGCTTCTCTTATAACCTGTTGACCACTTTCAGTTATTCT